CTACTGGATTTCTAATATAGCTAATTTCTCCTCCAGTTCGTCTACTCGCTTAATCAGCACATTTACCGCTGCCAGCATGTCCATCATGATTACGTTGTTATCCAGCTGCAGGCGGTCAAAATTCAACTGTTCTCCGTCCTTCATGTAGGACATGGCGACGTTCTTCACGTACTGAGAGTCAACCTCCTGTGCCTGCTGCGCGATAATCCCCCGGCGCGTCCTTTCCTGCTCGTCGTCGTTATAGACGAACGTGACCAACTCAAGCGCTCTGATGCGGTCAACAGATAGCTGGCCGTCGGTCGGTTTGATGTCGTGCTTCATGCGAGCATCAGACGTTCCCTGGAACTGCACGTTCCCGTTCTGACTACTTGCGATCCTTCCGTCGCTGTAAAAGCTCCACCATTGCTGGTTAGCGTTGAATCCCTGGACGCTAAACGTCAGGCGGTGGTTAGTGCCGACCTGTTCTTCGAACCACGCCGTCGCCATTCCAGCCGTCGCCCCCTTGCTATCCTGTCCGCGAGTGAAGAACCTCCAGCACATATTCGGTGAGGTAAGGATCGTACCGTTTGAAGGGTTAACCGGGTCTGTTGTTCTGGTTGCCGTGTAACCCCACCACAGATCGCCATAAAGTGTAACAGCGCCATATAAGCCGGTGTTACCCCTTACGCGTAGACCGGGATAAATGGCCAGGGCCCCGTCTTCGGTGATGATCCTGTGTGTGAAGTCAGCCGAACTATTGCCATGATGAAAATCAATGTAAGGCGTTGGCGCGGTTAGCTCGATATGAGACCCGGCAATCTGTACGCCGTTTAAATTTCCGTTAACCGTTAGGTTCTTGTCGACCGTCAGGTTGTTTTTAAAGGTGCTGCTTACATTCCACGTCTGCGCCTGCGTCCACATGTTGGCCACCGTCGTCTTCGCTACGTCCTTCAGTGCCGTGTCAATGTTCTGCTGTCGTGTGGCGTATTCGCTCAGGAATTGCTCCCACGATTTTACCGTCCCTGTTGTACCGTCCGGCTTAGTGATCGTCACGTTACCAGCCCCGAACAAAAATTGTTGTTGGTTCGCTAAATCTATATAAGTGCGGTCGAAACATTTCTGGATGCTGGCCGCTAATTCGTCGCTGATGGTGGCCATAGTTATGCCTTCCTTCTTGGAAAAAGAGGTTTCTGTGAAGTATTTAGAAATGATGGATTAAGGCCCCTGCAGAGGGGCCGTTTCTGTTAGCTGAAGCTGTTAGAATTAGCGCGGAAAGCGGTTGCGGTGATATTAGTTGTCCTGGACGAAAAGTCTTGCGATCCTCCCATACCTTTACACCGGATGAAGCACCGCACTCTGTCCCACGAAGCCGGAATGTCTGCGGTAAACCTGAGCTCCTGGTTTACGTCCATCCAGTTCCCAGACGTAGCAGGCACCACGATGCGAAATTTCTTTTCTTGCCCACCGATGTTCATCCAGTAGTCTAAATAAAACGACGACGACGGACTCGCGCTGGTCATCAACGTGGCCTTTAGCTCGATGGTCATTGCATAGCCGCGATTCTGGAAGTAGATATCGCGCGTTGCGTCGTTATTACTTCCGATCACCAGCTCTGGATAACCGCGAGATACTGCGATGTCACCAATAAAGGAATCCGCCTGCACGGTACCCTTGAACGTCCCGCTAGTGGCGTTGATATTCCCGGTAAACGAACCATTAGACGCGAAAACATTACCCCGAATAGTGACGTTGTTAAACTCGGCCCCGCCGTTCTTCGAGATGCTCCACCCTGCGCCAGCTACGCCTGGCTGGTAGTTTGTCGAACGGATGTTGTCGGAAATTTGCGCGAAATCGATAACTAGATTACGGGCCATCGCCTGCTGCATATAAGCGCCGTTCCCGTCGACACCGAAGGCCAGATTGCTTTTATCGCCGATAGGCACATAAATGCCGAACTGGTCAGCCTGCACCAGGAACTGTGACTGGCCGCTGCCGTCAATCCCCAGCTGAAGACCCGCTACGTAGTTCTTACCGCCGGAAGACGTGTTGACCTTCACGCCCCACTGCGCTCCCAATTTCCCGTTTAAATCCGCCACGGTGGATGCCGTCTGCTGAACGGTCGCAGACATATCCCCGACCTGAGACTTCAGTGTGGTCATCTGCTCCGTGGTTGATTTTTCCAGGTCGGTAACGGTTTTACTCGTCGTTATGATTGCCGCGCTGTTATCACCGATGCTTGATTGCAGCTGTCGGAAACCATTAGCCATTGCGAGGCCGTTCTGGGCAATTGTCTCGTCCTGATTAGTGATGCGCGCGTCGTAGCCGTCAACGTTCGCCTTCAGGTCATCGAGACGCTTCGCTTGGGCGGTAATATCCTTACCTTGTTGTGTGACGGTAGACTGCAGGTTAGTTATTGCGCCTGCATTGGCATCAAGATCGACACGGTCAGTGATATCGATGACGTACACATCGTCGAGATAAATTTCGCCTGCATTCAAAAACGCGTTGACGCTGATCGTCATTGCGCCGTCTTTTGTGGCGGTGTACGTGTTGCTGTACTCCGTCCAGACGGTCGGAATTGTAGCCGGGTTAAACGGCGCCTCGAAAATCCCTGAGTTATCGGCATAGGCGAAACGGACCTTGTTATTTGCCTGTGCACCAGACGGCATGGATGAGCCTGTCTTCGCACGCAGCCACGCGCCAAACTTGTAAGTTTTTCCCTTAACGGCAGCAATAGAGATATTGCTCAGCAGTAAGGTTGCTGAAGTGGCTGCGGCGTACTTAACGATCTTGCTTCCGCTATGCGGGTTTTGTGCCTGCATAATCGTCGCGGGTGCCGGAGCGGTCCAGTTGTCGAAGTCGCGCTCAAAACCGGCGTTTGGCACAAGGTTACCCGCGATTTTATTATCCGCGTCCGCCATTGCAGCCTTCAGGCTTGCAGAAACGGCGGTCGTGGCGCTGGCATTCGCAGCAATATCCTTGCCCTGCTGCGTGACCGTCTGCTGCAGTTGCGTGACCGCAGACGTATTCGCATCGATGGCCACCGCATCGGTGATGTCATAGATAGCGATGTAGTCAATCTGAATAACCGCCGCGTTCGGGTAACAGTAGAGAGCAAAAACAGAACCATCCACTGTCGACGACGATGGCGCGCTAAACTCAGCGGTGTACGTCGCCCAGGTATCCGTGGCGGAGAACTGGCGGTTTTCATAGGTCCCGGCCACATTCCCCTGGTAGTTAAACCGGCGAACCATGAAATTCATCGCGCCGGATACTCCCTTAGCCTTAACGATGACCTGGTAGCGGCGTGGGGTATTGTGTGGCAGCGGCGCTTTCTGGTTAGCAAAGAGGCCGGTATACAACGAGCTGTCGATCTGCGTCATCTGGACGCCGGGTTTACCATCGCCAAAGTCGCCAGACTCCACCTTGTTACGCGTATTCCCCTGGACACCCCACAGCGCCGATCCGCTCATAAAATTAAAATCGTTTGCCAGGTTCTCGCCACGATTGAGCATCGCATTCACCGTGCCGGTGACGGAGGTAATCGCCTGGCTGTTCGTTTCAATTTTCCCTTCCGCTGCCGTGGTTCGTTGCGTCAGGGACTGAATTGCACTGCTGTTCGCGCTCTGCCCGGATTCAAGGTTGGACACACGACCTGTAATGGCTGTGATAGCCTGGCCCTGGCTGGTGATGGTGTTGCCCTGCTGCGTCACTTTCGCATCCAGCTGGGTCACGGCACCAGCGGCAGCGTCGGCGGCAGTCTGTGCGCCCTGCGCAGCGGTAATCTCCCGGCAGTGGAAATCAGTTGCATACCAGACGGAGCCAAACGGCGCATTCTGGTTCACCTGCAGGAACGGGCGCATATATCCGCGCGGGAAGTTAGCCGGGACCGTCCAGCGGTATTTTTTCTCCGTCCAGGTCTGGGTGGGCGCAACGCTACCCGGTAACGCAGCATAGGCCACGGCCCCCGTATTCGGCCCCGTAGCCGAGCCGATATACATGTTAAACGCGGCGACGGAACCCGCCTTTGCCGCTACCCATACCGAAATCTCGAATACCTGCCCCGCTTTTACCGGCCACGATGGCGTATTGAGCTGGTGATCGCGTGAGGCCAGTCGCGCTACGTAGCGGCGCGGTGCGCCTGCCGGGATATCAGCATCGTATGGGATGCTGTCGTCGTCGTTGTTGTCCACCGTATCGCGACGGGAAAAGCCCATCGACGGGTATGCGGGATCAAATGTCGGGTTCAGGATGTAGTCGCCGCCGGCTGCCGTCTGCGAGTTCAGCGCAACGTTAATCCCGGTGATCGCCGTTCCCTGCGATTCAATTTTCCCCTCAGCACTGGTAACGCGCGTATCCAGCTTACTCACGGCATCAGCGGTGGCCGCTTTGGCCAACCCTTCCTCAACCGTCGAAACACGCCCTTTCAGGCTGGTGATGGCCTGGTTCGCCGCCGTAATATCCTTGCCCTGTTGGGTCACGGTGGCGCTGAGGTCCTGTACTGTCTTGTTATCGGCCTTCTGGTCAATCCGCTTGCCGAGGTCAGTATTCACCGTGTCGACTTTATTGCTGACCTGCGTAATCTGCTGGCCCTGACTGGTAATTCGGTCGCCCTGCTGCGAAACAGTTTGCGATAAACCAGAAATCGCCTGGCCGTTCGCTGCAATAGCAGAATCAGCATTCTGCTTATTCTGGTTAACGGTATTGGTTAACGCCGTCGTCCGCTCCGCCTGCGCGGTAATATCCTTGCCCTGCTGCGTGACGGTGGCCTTCAGGCTATCCAGCGCGGCGGTGGTAGCTTTCTTCGCCACCTCGGCATTGGTGGCATCAATACGCCCATCCAGGCTGGTGATCGCGCTGGCGTTGGTGGCGATGTCTTTACCGTTCTTCGTGACCTGCGACTGCAGGTCCTGCACCGCTGATGCATCGGCTTTACCGGCGATACCGTTTGAGGCGGTCAGCATGAAGCCCTGCAGGTAAACGCGAGCGGTCGACGGCGTCCATCCTCCGCAGGCCATGCGCAGATAACACCATTTCCCTTTGAAGTCATTTGGGATCGTGAACGTCAGCGTGCGGGTCTGGTAGCCAGTGGTGATGCCTGCAAACCAGTTGTTGTCCTGAGCAAGCCAGGTGGTCGGATTCCCCCAATTCTCAATCAGGCCCATCGTAAAATTCTGGGTCCCGATGCTGATCGTCGCGTCGTCCGTTTTGAATCCGAAGGTGAGCGTCAGTACCTGACCGGCTTCGACCGGGATTTTTGTTCCGTTGGCGATCCGCATCGCCGGCTCGGTCGTGGTGAGGCCTTTCATCACAGCGTCATAGACCGGAGCACCCGCGCCGGTGCCGGACAGCTGCCAGTTATCCGCTTTATTAATGAGGTCGCCATTCAGCAGGAGGTTGCCGGTCGTAATCTGTGACTTGAGCGCCGTCGTCTGCTGCGCCGTGGTGGCCAGCGTATTCTCGGCAGTCGTGACGCGGGTCGTCAGTTGCTGGACGGCATCCGAGCTGGCGCTGTCTGCCGGTGCCTGGCTCCAGTCGCTCACAATGTTGCCGGATTCAAACATCGGAGAGCTGATCCACGCTTCGCGCGCTGCAGCTGCGCCGTCGAGTCGGGCCACAACGAGATACGCCGTCCCGGACAAGCCAGGCTTGCGTTTGTATTTAACCCAATAGCGGCTCCAGGACGTGGAGAGCGTCACGGTCACATCGCCGTTATACCCGGCTGGGCGGTCCACAATAACGCCCTGGCTGGTTTCAGCGCGGATAGTGGCATCCGGCGTATTTAGGAAACAACGAACCGGCGTCTTGTCCGCTTTCGCTTTCGCGTAGAACGAAAGAACATACTCGGTACCGTCAACCGGCGCGGCCAGCGTGTAGTCGAGGACGACGAAATCAGTCGCTCCGGCGGCACGCGTCAGGATGCGAACCGCGTTACCCCGGTAACGTTCGGTTGCTGATGGCGATTTGCCGGTCAGTTCCCCGGAGTTGGGTATCAGGTTTACGCCGCCGATTCGGATGTTATCGACCTTCGATTCCACCCCGGCAATCTGGCTGGCGTTGGCCTGAACTTTGCCGTCGATGGTCTGGACGTCACCCTCGATTTTCTGGATGGCCAGCGTATGGCCAGAAATGACGCCGTTCGCTGAAACAAGGTCCGCGGCAACCTGATCCGTTTTCGAGGCTGTCGACTGCAGGTCGCTCGCCAGCGTATCCATGCGCTGGGTCGCCGCTGCCGTGGATTTATCATAATCGACGCGCAACGTATCAACGCGGGAGCCGATGGCCTTCTCCGCAGTCACGCGGATTTTCCGCTCTTCGAAAATCAGGCCAGAAACCAGTTTATTCGGGTCTGTGCCTTCCTCATTGCCGCGCAGCTGCACCGCCAGTTGGTTACGCGCCAGCGCCTCAGCGGAATCGGCAGCAGTCATTGCCGTTTTCAGGTCCTGAATCTGCGCCTGCGATGCACCAGGGGTCGGGCGCCCAACGGCCAGCCAGTCAACGGCATAATAGTTATCTGCGTCAGCCGCTCCACCCTGTGAGAAGTCGAGACGCAGGCGACGGATGGTGCCGGAGGCCTGCCACGGGATATCCGGGATCGCGATAGTACTGATGCCGGTGGCCGGGTCAAAATCCGGTGCTGGCAGCACTAGGCGGCGTCCCTCGGTCCAGCCGGTTTCATCAGCACCAATCCAGTAAAGCCGACCGCCCCAGGCCGGGTTGCCGACTTTCTTGATGCGCAGGCGGATGTACTTATAGGCGCTGCCGTCAATCAGCGTGCCAGCGCCCGACGGGCTGCGCATGGTCGAAATGGAATCCGCAGGAAGGAGCCACCCGTCGTCGGTTGTCGGGAGCGGTTTAGTGCCGCCGTCGTCAGAACTCCACCCCTCGTTGTCCTTGTCGAAATACCAGATTTTGAGGCTGTCGAACTGTTCGCCTGTACCAGCTGAAATCGACGCGACCTGCTGAGCCAGGCTATCAAAGCCGTCCTGCATGGTGACGTTCGTCGTCTCAATCGCCGCTTCAACTTCGCGTTTGGCACTCAACAGGTTATCGGCGGCCTGCTTCGCCAGGGCGGCATCATCCGTTTCGGCTTTCGCCACTGCTGCAGCGGTATCGCTGGCCGCTTTCTGCGCCGTGGCGGCATCACCGGCAGCGCGGTCCTTCACCTCCTGAGCCAGTTTGTTGGTCGTGTCGTTGGTTTTGGCGATATTGGCAGCCAGTTCTTTGCCCTGCGCGGCGACATCCTTCGCCGCCTGGTCAGCGGTTACCTGAGCGGCGTCCGCAGCCTGCTGCGCGGCGTCGGCGGCAGCGCTGTTGTCCTGGATACCTTTGTTCAGTTCCTCGTATGTATCCGAGCCTTTAAGCGCATCGTCGAGCTGCTGGTAATAATCAGAAACGTTATCGCTGGACATTCCATGCACCCAGCCAGTCCACGGCGAGGCATTGCCCAGGCGGTCAACCAGGCGCGCGCGGTACCAGAACTGCGTGGCAATCTGCAGGCCCATCTGCTGATAATGTTTGCCCGGATACGCTAAATCGGTCAGAGGCATCGCACCGTTACCGCTCTGGTCCGGGCTGTACTGCAGTTCGGTTCGCTGGGTATCCTCTGCACCTTCAGGGAATTCCCAGCGAATCTCGATACCCGCGGTCAGTGAAACGGTCGTCAGCGCCAGCGGCGGCAGCGGCTCGCCGACTTTACCGGTCAGGGTTTTCTCTTCCGAGTACGCCCAGCCACTGGAAATTTCCGCCGCGTTGATCGCACGGACGCGCACCAGATAGCGACCGGCATAAATGCCGCTGACCTCAAATGACGTGGTCGAGCTGCGCGGCACGTTAATCCAGTTACCGTCATTGCGGCGCCACTGTGCCTCATAGGCGATGGCATTTTGCACCGGGTCCCAATTGGCCTGCAGAGTTTCGACGCTGATACCCTGATTCACCACGGAGAAGGACGTCAGGAGGATGCCATCAGGCGGCGCCTGATTACCCGGAGGAACAACACTGACCGGACGCTGATCAATTATGGCGCCCGTATCGATGCGCGCGTATTTGTCCGGATCATGCGACGTACCTGTAATCGTGTAAGTCCCGTTGTTGTTATCCTTAACGCCAACTACACGATACTGCTGCAGGAAAAGATCATCAGACTCAATAGCCCATACTGATTCGGCCTCGGGAGTCTCGCTGAATGCCGTGGTAACAGTCACCTGCCGGCGGCCATTTATTGACTGAATAGTCCGGCTCTGGGAAGTACCGGAAGGCAGGTTAACCTGCAGGCGATCTCCGGCATTAGCATCAATATCCCTGTCCAGGATGATAACCCGCCCGTCTACTTTACTGATGCGGCCGCCGTTGACTTTCCCGGCCAGCATTTCATCGGCTACGCCGATAACGTAACCAGGCTGAGGAATTTTACCATCCAGGCCGACATCAAACGTCACCATGCGATCTTTGTTATTGGTTAGGATCCCCCACAACCCTTTCCTGTGAGCCTCTGATTGTCGAGTGCAACCGATCGCCGTTAGCTCGAGCTGATTAAATCCGTAGCGCGCGACAAGCTCTTTTACAAATGACGGCTCCATTGCATCAGAAAAGGCGTTGGCCGGATCTGACCACGATACAAGAGCATTGGTATAGCGGGTTTTACTGGTACTGCTGGAATAACGGAATTTGCCATCAATGACGTTGGCGCGGGTATAGGTGAAATCGATATCGCGCGGCATATCCGCCAGCGCGATAATCTGTTGACCGTTCCAGCATGTCATTCCACGGAATATGGCGGCAAAGTCGCGCAGCACCGTATAGGCAGCATTGCGATCCTGAATGTATACGTTACAGATATAACGCGGCTCCAGGCCATCACCGCCCTTACCATCAGGAACAAGCTGGTCGCAGTATTGCGCAACCTGGTACAGCATCCATTTATCGATATTGGCAGCAGTCAGCCGATTGCCAAGACCGAAGCGGTCGCTAACCACCAGATCGTAAAAAATCCATGCGGGGTTGTCAGTCCATGCCCATTTAAACGAGCCCGTCCAGGTTCCGGTATAAGAGCGGGTTTCAGGATCATAGGTATCAGGGACACGAATAACCCGACCGCGGGGCTCACATGAAATCTGTGGAATGGAGCCGTTAAACTGACTCGAATCAAACTCGATATATAGCAAAGCCGTGTTTGGATAACGCAGCTTCGCGTCGATAACTTCCGTATAACTCAGCAGCGCCATATTGTCGCCAATCTTTGCGCTGTTAGCATCAGGAGTTAATTTGCGCAGACGAACGGTCCATGTTGCGCCGGCCCGCGGCAAATCGATACGGTGGCTTCGCTCATACCCTGAAGTAGTTTTCCCGGTCACCGCCGTATCAACCACTGTCTGCCAGCTACCGCCATCGGTCTGTAAATCGATGGCGTATTTCACGGTGTTGCCGACCAGATCGCCATCATCTTCCTGAGTAAAAAGAGCCGACCATTTCAAACGCAGCCGGATAGCGGACAGCTGGGTATTCGTAAAGGTGTGGGTCCAGGCCGTCTGGCTTGAAATGTCCGTGCCCACGCTAATTTCATTCTCGGTACCTGGAATACCCTGAATATAGTTTTGCGCCTGAGTGCCCGGACGAAACTCCCAAGCCACGCCGCTAAAATTTTGTGAGCCGTCGGCATTCTCGATCGGGGTACCATCGAGATAAATATCTTTACCCGTCAGGCTACCGGCAAACTCTCCCTCACCTAAAGCAACAAGAATTTTCGCTTTCGCAATGGACTGTAAATCATCCGGCTGTTCTGTGGGTGTGCGCTGTTTAGAGCTGCCGCCTTTGCGCCCTTTAATGATGTTCGCCATATTTTACCCATAAAAAAAGCCGCCTGTTGGCAGCCTGAAAGGTTAACTACAATGCGTTGAATTACTGCTGATCTTCCACGTAGATCCCAGCAGAGATAATGGCTCCGCCAATTCGTCGTTTTCCGTAGAGAAGGGGAACTGGATAACCCTGTGAGGCTGTATTGGTCACGCTGCCGAATGCGTAAGAGGCTTTGTTATCGTCGGATTGTTTACTGGCTAATCCTGCAGGTTGTGGAGAAAGCATCTGAATAACACCACCAGCCATCATTCCCACACCCGCGCTTACCATAGCAGTACCTATTGCCCCGCCCACACCTGTCCAGGAAGTCATCACCCCTACTACAACCCCAACAGCAGCTAACACAGCTCCAAATATTGTTTGAAGCATTCCTGCTTTTTTACTACCAATTAATACAGGGATAATACGAATTTCTTCTCCGGATATTGGAAATGCTAAATCATCCTCTCCGATATTTTTATCATTTTTAAATACAGCATATGTGAGACCTTTTTGCTCACTTTCATTTAAATATCTTTCGAAACCATCTATTGTACAGCAAAGTGCTCTAATGGCCTCTTTTGTATTTCTTACAAGTCGATAGTGGACTTTCCCAAAGTGCTTCCCCAGCACTCCACTAATCACAATTTTTGTCATTACTTCTGGCATAAAAAACCCCAACAAAAAGGCCGAGTTAACGGCCTTATAGGTTAAATATCAGGATATTATTTAACTCGCCACATTCGATATTGACCGACTGCTCCAATTTCAGTTTTATACTCCTGATAGTCACCAACTGCATTAAGCTCTAAAGATTTTCTCCATGAAGTCAATGCACATTTAAATTTAACAGATAAGTTATGATGACCATTAGGAACGTATAAATCAACATATTGATTTTTTTGTAATCCTGCAATCTCTTTATCATCGACCTTAAGCACTAAGGGGCAATCTTCACCTAATGCGGCACCGGATAGCTGAGAAACACGATGAACACGAATTTGCGTAGCGTTTGAGGAAGGTTTTTTATATTCAGTAGAATATAGTGTTTTCGTCTCCTCAAAAGGATTACTTGAACAGGCAAATAAACTAGTTACGCATAATAATAAAATTATCTTTTTCAATTTAGTACCACTCCCTTTGATTTTGGAGAAAGGTTAGCACAATGAATGATAACGCAGAACCTTCATAGTCCTCTCTAACCAGTAACCGCCATATGGCACCCGTTTACTGAGGTGACCATAAAGATGGTGCAGCAGCATATTCCCCTCCAGCAGGATCCCGGCATGATTCCACTTATCCGACTGAACCTGCATGATGACCATATCCCCGGATTGTGGGGGCCCATCAAATTCACGGAACCCACATTCATACCAACAATCGTGGTAAAAATTATCGGGATACTGTTTTTCCCACCAGGGATAATCGACGCGGTAGTCATGCAGTTCTATACCATGAGTCTGCCGGAAGTAGCTCATTACCAACCCCCAGCAATCATAATGGCCAAGCACAAACGGTCGCTCAAGTAACGGTAGTTCCCCTCGAGGATGGATAGTACGAAAATCCCCTTCCGGCCAACTGATGATATGCCAGGGCATCAGAGTCGCATCACATTGTGCCTTGTCCAGTTCGCTCGGCTGGGTCGTGGCGTCCGGGTGACTGTGTACGATCCCAGTCACTACCCCCCAGTCCTCAGCGGCAGCATAATCCTCAGGCGCCAGAATAAAATGCTCAGTTGGTTCACCGGCAATGTTACGGCACGGGAAATAGCGCACTACCCGGCCTTTCTGGGCGACTAGCCCACAGGCCTCTCTCGGGTATTCCGCCGCCGCATGTGCCTGTATCGCCTGAATGACTTTTTGACGCATATCAGCTCCTGATTAAGGAAGTCCCCGGGAACCCACCGAACGGCAATTCACTGGTGTCACCGTGCCTCAACTTACATGCTGTGAGGGTACCGTTGCAGACGTCCTTCGAGGGGTCATCGACCGGCTTATTGTTTTGGTCAAAATACCGCGAGCCTGCGTAATCACAGCCATCACCAGAACGATACTTATTCCGTATGCACCAGGTACACAACGAATGCAACTGGCGGGTGGGGATCATCATGCCCTGTAGGTCCATCGGGCTGGCAAGGGTGAACTCCACCACCTCATCCGTTTCATCGGTTTTCGCATCGATATACCAGGTTTGCAGTTTTTCCTGGGTGGGATCGGCGGTAGCGTTGCCGGAGGGAAAATTACGGGGATCGAGGTACTTTGCTAGCGTATCGTGGATAGTGACTTTTGCCTGCATCAGATCATCATAATGCAGGCACAGAGCAGTTACAGACGCATCAAGGTTAGCGACCCGCAACGTGGGCTGGGCATCCGTCCCACTAGTGGAAGCCTCAATCCCCTCTATCTCACACGGCCAGGCTTTATATTCAGTACCCTGCCACCAGATACTTTTTGCAGGTAACTTATCCTCATCCCCCCCAGCAGCAATTATTTCATCTTCTGTATGGGCGATATTATGCGAGTGGAAATACAGAACATTATCCAGTCCGAAACTACTGCCATCAATTTCAAATAGCCTGATTTCATTACCAGGCTCTAGCTTTTGATAATCAGAATTAATCATGGTGCAAATGCCTGTTCAAATGTTGCGGTAATGGTGATGACTTTCTTTCCCTGAATAACTTTTTGCAGACTGTCCGCTTCAACCCGCCAGAGTGCTAATTCACCTGATGGTGGTTTAAAGGAAAACGATTTAGTCTTATGGCGACGCAAAAAATTATAAATATCCAGAGCAGTATCCGGGTCGCCGGAAAATGAAAATTCATAACTTAATGCTTCATCATTTATACCGTTCCCGGATACCTGGGAATAACCGTCACCAAACTGAACCTTACGAATATTATCTTTGCTTTTTAGTGTCGGTTGACTGGCAGCCTGAATGCGCCAGGAGAATGTTTCAATTGCCATAAATTACCTGCGGTTAGTAGCGTTCCAGATAAGTCCGCCGGGACGCAGCGCTTTGGCAATCCCATCCTGCACGGAGCGATTAACCACTTGCTGATAGGCCTTTCCAACAGCATCAGTATTACCCTGCCGCTGATCATTACCTGTCTGCTGAGTTGTCACACTGACTGGTGCATAGACATTCACGCCAGCAGCGAATGCGCCTGCAGCGAATACGCCTGCAGGCACACCACCAGCGCCGACATATCCGCCGGAAGCATAGCCGCGCATCATCCGGTAAAGGTTGTTCACACCAATACGGCTGGTCGCCTCGCTGTTGAAAACAAACTCGCCGCGGTGGACAACCCCGGCGGGCTCATATTTACCGCCATGCCCGGTAAAACCACCCACATCATAAGAAGCGGGACGATAAGAAGGAACGGCATACGACGGCCCTGACTTCGGGGAACGGGAATCGACGCTGATCCACCCCATTGCTGCCTGAATGGTATAAGCCACGATCAGCTGATTGATGACCTGAGCAATCATCTTCAGAATGGATGTGGTGAATTCCTTAAAACTCGCTTTGCCGGTGGTATTGAGCAACGTCAGCTGATTAGCCAGCCCCCCGAAGGTGGTCTGGGATATTTGTTGAACAGAGGAAAATACATTAGTCGCGGAATCCTGATACTCCGCCCAGCCCTGTTTGGCACCGGCCAGCCAGTTACCACGCAATGCATCCTCAGCTTCATAGGTAGCTTGCTGTTCCGCCAGCACCTTCCGCTGTGCATCAGGATTGAAGGCGTACGTTTCACTCAGCTTTTCAAGCGTGGTCCTTCTGTTCGACTCCCGGCCGGAAAGCCCATCAGCCTGAGCCTTGATCCCCGCCCGGATCGCACTCTGCTGCTGCGCGAATTTATTGGCCTGATCAGCCAGATTATTCAGCTTCTGCTGCCGGGCGACCTTATCACCGAGATCGGCCAGCTGGCGTTTGTATTCCAGCGTTTCGTTTTTGTGGGCCAGCAGGGATTTTTCCTGCGTGGACAACTGGCGGCGGCCGGCGGCCTCCTGTAAAACGGCATACTGGTTTTCCGTCTGCCAGAGGTCGCGGCGCTGCTTACTGATCACATCGTTAACGTCGGTATGCTGCTGCAGGGTTTTAAGCTGCGCCTGTAGCGTCAGCAGCTCCGCCTGCGCCCCTTCCTCAGCTTTACTGCCAGCGGGCGTAGTATATTGCCTGCCTTTCGGCGTTTTCGGATCTTTGTATTTGCTATCTATGCCCGCGCGGATTTTCGCTATATCGCTGTCCGTCCAGCGGGTAGCAATCCCATCGATGGCATCCTGTTTATTTTTCGCAACCAGCTTATTAAATTCTTCCTGAGCGCGGGCCCGCCGCTCGGCAGGTTTAAGGCCAGCATCAAGAAGCTGATTAAACTGCTGCTGGTTCCTTATTGCCTGTTGCTGCTGGTCGTTGCGTAGCTTCTCGCGTGCAGCGGCTAAACCTTCCTGCGCGTATGCTTTATCGGCCTCATCATAGGCCTGTTTTTTGAGAGACAGCTGCTCACGCGCATTGCGCAGACGCTCTGCATCAGCTTTCACCAGCGGATTATTTCCTGCATAGTCAGGATCGACTTTCAGGTTGGACGACAGCGCGCGGTATTCCTTTTCAGCTGTCTGCCAGTCCGCAAAAGCCCCCTGCCGCTTCATAGCCGTATCAGGATTACGACCAATGCCCATCATGGCATCCCAGGCGCCGCTGGCGGCATTTTTCACCCAGTTCCACGCAGTTTCCAGCGTCCCCAGATTTTCCTTCACCGCATTTGCGCGCTGGATAACACTGTCGGAATAGGCACGCATCGCGAGCTCGGCAGCGCGCTGCGAATCCCCCATCGCCTGCGCAGATGAAATCTGTTCAAACTGGCTTGCGGTCAGAAAATGCAGCGACTCATTCAGCGTTGCAACCGCATTAACCGGATCCTCTTTCAGCCGTTTGAACTGGTTAATAGTTTCATCCACCGCCTGGCCGGTCGCCTGCTGGAGCCTTGCAGCCACGTTGGCAACACGCTCGACGTCGGCGCCACCGAATGCCCCACTTCCGACAACCTGCGCTAATACGGCTGCCGCGGCGTGCTGAGTGACTCCATTTCCTGAGATATTCCGCGCCAGCGCCTGCAGTTGTCCCGAGGTTTTCCCGGCATAGTTCCCGGTGAGAATGAGCTGTTTGTTAAACTCCTCGGCTTCCTTCCCGCCCTCGTACCATGCCTTTCCCAGCAGAACGACAGATGCAGCTATGCCACCGACCACGCCGGCGATCCCCAGTCCGCGTAGCGTCATCATTTTTTCGAGCCACCCGGCCTGGTTCGCCAGGGTTATCCCGGAGCCACGCAGCGCGCCGAAATTACCACGCAATAATTCCCCCGCCAGCACGCCAAGTTCCCGACGTGCGCCAGCGCTCTCGAGACCAAGGCTGTGCGTGGCGACCTTTGCCGCTTCCAGTTTGCGGATATAGACTTCAGCAGCATCGCCAGCGCCGACCTGCGCCGCTTTCATTCTCAGGAGTTCTGTACCAGACAGCTTTTGCTCGACAACCTGCGCCTTCAGCTGGCGAAGAAATTTTTCGCGCGCCTGGTTAGCTTTTTCCTCAACCTGCTGGAGTTCTTTCTGCCGCGCCGTGGTGCGGGAAATCAGGGAGAGATAATCACCCTGAGTGATGTTCCCCTGCGCGCGGGCCTTGCGGAATTGTTCCTGGACACTGGCCAGCGACCGCGTTTCACCACTTAGGGATCGAACACCATCTATCTGCCGAAAGAATGACTCCGCCAGCGCATCCTGCCGCCGCGCCAGCGCCTCTGCCTGAGCGTCGTTCTCCCGATAACGCTGGTTAAGCCCGGTGACGCGCTGGTAAGTCTCATCGACCGATTTGGAGACCCGTTGCAGTTCGCTCTGAAGCCCGGCGGCGGCATCCGCCTGTCGCTTCTGCATATCGGACACGGCGCCTGCGCTGGCGGCGCTGGTGGTTTTCAGCGCGCTAATTTGTGCTTCTGCTGCACTACGCATGCGCGTCTGCACTTTGTCCGATTCATTCGCCATACCGGACAGTTGCCCCTTAATCCTGGCAATCTGTTCGGTGAATGTGGCGTTGTCGACATCCAGGTTAATGACAAGGTCGCTAATCTGCTGGGCCATATCTGGTGCCTCCTGTTATTCCCTCTGCGGCCAGCATCATGGCGTCATCGTCCTGCACATTATCCGCTGTAGCCTCAGCAGACGGGGACAGCAGGCTGAAGTGTGCAGGGGTGATATCCGGATCCCGGTATAAGAAGGTTGAAATGGTGTAAAGCAGCCCGGAGAAATGGGCATCGAGTTGCGCATCCTGAAAATAACGATCCCGGTAAAAGTGATGCCAGTCGCCCAGCTCGGAGGACGTCATGCCAGCAAGCATGGCGCGCCAGTCGGGCCGCCCGAACTCGCGCGCCAGTTTCAGGACAAAATCAAGCTCGCTGGCTAGGGCTTTTCCGCAGTAACAGGTTCATCGCCCGGTTCATCGCCCAGCGCAGTGGCATCAATGGGTTGATCTTCTTCGACAACGGGCGCCAGCATGCCGGAGAGCAGCTTGATCTGCATTTCCGCTTTGCCAATCGCTTCCGCCGGCCAGGTACTCATCACCTGCTGGTGGAGTTCCTCTTCAGAAGGCCCCTTCGGATCGTTATGCCAGAGCGAGAGCGCAATCAGGCGCGCGCCTGCGCGAATACTCATGCTGACCAGCCCGGCGGACATTGTCTGGTCATCCACGTCATCAGAAATGGCGGATAAGGCTTTTTCTTCTGCGGCCAGATATTCGAGATAAGTAATGCGCTGCAGTGCCGACAATTCGGTGATCGTCACCGTAGCGCCGTTATGGGTAAATTCGTCTTTCTTCAAAAACATGCTCATGCCTTTATCCTCAGGACGCCGTCACGGTGGTCTTGCAGGTCGCCACAAAATTACCGTCATTGCTCATGACAATAATGTCGGCCGCGCCAGCCGCCACGCCGGTGACAATCAGAGATTTGCCACTCACGGCCACGGTCGCCTTCGTGCTATCCGAGGTTGCCACACGGAAAGACTGTTCCGACGCGCTGGCAGGCAGGAAGGTGACATTTAGCGTTGTGGTTGCGCCGACGGCCACGCTGACCGTTGCCTTGTCGAGTTTAATGCCGGTCACTGCGATTGGCGGATTACCGCTTTCTTCCGCCAGCTCCGGTTTCCCGGTATTGGTGATTTTGGCGGTACGGGTGATCACTTCCTTCGCGGGAATGGCTTTACCCAGGCTACTGCACCAGCCTTTGAACACATCCACGGTGCCATTCGGGTACTTAATTTTGTACGCCCGTACATCGCCATCGACAAACCAGGCCACCAGCGACTTTTGCCCTTCTTCACCCGGTTTCCAGGCCAGCGTTAATGATGTATCACCTGCCGATTTTGCCCCCTGTGCAGTCGCGGTCCAGTCTGCGTCGTCATCGTCAAGGTAGGTGTCATCGTAGGACTCCGCCGTCATTTCGCCCGGCGTGAGTTCCTTAATTTTTGCCAGGCGCTGCCAGTCGGCATCGGAAAGTGGGTTAGCGTAGGGATTTCCCGTTCCGGTATATAACCAGAGCGTGGTGCCCGCCCCTTTAACCGGGGCCATTGGATTTGGAGTAGCCATAAAATTCCTTATCTCAGGTAAGTGAGGGTGTACGTCAGGTCGACCGATCCCCAGGTAGCCATTTCGTCATCGCGCTGGTAGTCGTAGCCCATGGGGATCATCGTTTCGATTAAGGGAGATAGCGCCGGGATAGTCTCAAGGGCCGGGTACACCTTTTCCTCCATCCACGCATCCAGCGCGCTATCCGGCGTGGTGGATTTCAGAAATACCTCGATATGGAGAACTGATTGCCAGCTGTCCTCATCAAGGCTGTCTCCCGTGTATTCGGCATCAGACAGATAGACTGCCAGCGCCGGCAGGTCCTGCTCTTCCAGAAAAACAGGGCGCCCGTCAAACCATGTCACACGATCCGGAATGGACGCCTTTAGTTGTTCCAGTACCGCAAGACGAATAGCGGTGTGTTTGCTCATCGCTTCAGGTGGATCCTCAGTTGATTTTTCAGCGCGGCAGACAGCTCCTTCGGCATATCGCTGTCGATAAGCTGCTTTGATATCGCGGTGAAGGATTGGGTTAATGGGGTTTCGAGGGGAACTTTGACAACATCTATCGGGTAACGGGATTTACCCAGCCGGCGCATAACCTGCCATCGCCCGTTCGCCAGCTGCTGAATAAACGCATTTCTGAAAATGTACGGGCCAATACGTAACACGCTACCGCGTCCGCGCTTTTCTCCTTTTCGCCTGGAGAGTTGCACGCGCGCGGCACCCAGCTTGATTGCGGGCAGGTTCCCCCGGTTAATACGAATTGCCGCCACCAGCCTTTCAGGCTTCGCACGCTTAAGACGCGAACGCTGGCGGACCAGCTTCACCGGCAATCCCTTTTTGTGGTTATCGCCCACTGTCGCTTCTTTTGCGACCTTCCTGCTGCCCTGCGTAATCGCCCGCCCGGCGACCCGGTTTAGCGCCTGGGCGGCAGCCGTTGGGACCATCAGGCGGCTCAGACTGTTCAGGTTCTGGATCGCACGCTCAAGACCTTTCAGTGACATCATTCACTCCAGCCAGATTTGGGGCTTCCCGTTAAAAAGCTGATAGCGGGTAACGATCCAGTCCTTACCGTCATATTCAACGGCATCGTTTCTGGTGGGCCGATAATCAGCGGCAAAAACGACCAGCACCGTTGCGGTACCGGAAAGCGCGCTCATCTCCTCCAGCAATTCAGCAGGAACAACATCAACGCGGATGCCGTTAATAACCGCTTCCCTGCCCATTTTTTTGAGGGTGGCGGCATCCATCCGGGCCGCCATCTTGTCGAAAGGATTAGGCATTGATCTTGACGTCAATGACGGTACTGTTAGCCGCAGCATTTTCCCAGGCAACACCCGCCAGGACGGCATCAGTGGCTTCCAGTTGCACTTTGCCCGCCTTGATATACACCTTTTCCCCCGCGCTGATTTCATCGGTGGACAGCTTCGGCAACTGGAATACGCCTTCGGTAAGGCCATCACCTGTATCGCCGCCGGGAATATCCGTGATCGCAACCGCAATCATTTGACCGATAATAACCGGCGCCCCGCTCAGGATGATTTCCTGTCCGGTATTCTCCAGAGGGATAGTCTTTCCTTCCTGCACATAATTTTTAGCCATAACATCTCCTATAAGCCCGGTAGGGCTGATTTCAGGTATAAAAAAAGCCCGTTTGGGCTAAGGGGTTTGAGTGGGTGGGGATTACTTACCAGTGGATTTCGTCAGACCGCGGAAGTCTAACGGCGCCACGCCCGCATCGATGCGTACCTTCGTAGCAATACCATCGGTATTGAAACCTTCCTGCTGGTCAATGTAAGGCGTATCAACACCATTCAGGTAAGCCACTTCGATGGTATCGGTGCCTTTGGCTGCGGCCAGATACCAGGCATTCGGATCCTTGTCATCCAGTCGCGGTTCAGAAATAACCTCCGCAAAGTTCTGGATAGGGTTGTTGATCCCGGAGTTGATATCAGCCCCCTTAACGCTTGCTGATTTAATCGTCTGATTGGCCAGTGTTTCGAGCCCCACCGGCACCAGCATGTAAGCCGGACGAATGTTCAGAGAGCGCTCGCCCTCTTTCTGCAGGCGCATCAGTTTGCGGGCATCATCAATGCTCGAAACAGAAATGGCGCCAGAGGAGAGGTTTTTGTGATCGGCATGGAACAGCGGTTTGCCGTCGGACAGTTTCGGGTTATCCAGCAGAATCGCATACACTAAATCACCAATGGTGGCTTTCGCGGCGCGCCCCATTTTCGCCGGGACGTCGGTTAATGCGTTCAGATCATCGTTGATAATCGCCTGGCGGGTGATGGAGAAAATTTCCCCATAGGTAGCCAGTGCGATCGTTTCACCTTTATCGCCCGTGGTCACATATTTATATTCAGCCCCTTCGCGAACCTTACGCAGGGAGTTAACCCCCCCCATTCCCACGCGGTGAGCCGTTTTAAAATCAGACAGCTGGCCTTTCTTCGTCCACAGATCAAAGGTCTCTGCTGCCTCATCCCAGCCCTGAAGAAGCGCCTTATTCGCCACGTCGAGCAGAATATTGCCAAAATCAGAGGTGCTGTGAGTCAACGCCAGGCCGACCATCTGCATTGGGTTGTAGCTTGAGACACCAATGCCGCGTTCGGTCAACGCCATACGCGCATATTCGCGCAGCGTCATCCCGTTGTACACGTTATCACGCTCCTGATTTTCATACCCTGCGCGGGCCATCAGTGCCTGACGGATGCCATCGCCAACAAAATTCCCGTTCCCGGCATAAATGTGCGGCTGATCGCTCTTGTTCGATGGGGTGGCAACCTTGCCCAGAGCAGCCAGCAGCACATCTTTCGCCTGCTCCACAGTGCAATCGGGGTCCGCAATACACTGGTTTTGCAGATCCTGGTGCTTACCGCCAAACATAGCGAACAGATCATTAATCCCGTTCACACGGTTGCGCTGTTCGGCATGAATCTGCGCGCGGATAGCATTCTCATCCGCGCCAGTAGGCTGAGGGGCGATCGGCTGCTGTGCCTGAGGATGTGGTGCCGGTTGCTGCGGTTCGCGCTGAGTGGAGTTACGCGGCGGGGTGACCATGTTACGAATGCTGTTTGGCATTTTTTCAAATTCCTCAATACGTTTTGAATGGATACAGGCCATGGCCTGAAGGGATGGGATCACCTGGTCAGCAAAACCCATGGCAAGGCATTCAGCGCCGTCCAGCCAGGTTTCGTCTTCCAGCATTGCGGCAATCTCATCAGAGGTTTTTCCGGTTTTTGCTGCATAGGCGGGGATCAGCACCGATTCAACTTTGTCCAGTAAATCAGCGTAGTCGCGCATATCGTTGGCATCGCCGCCAGCAAAGCCCCACGGCTTATGGATCATCATGCAATGCTTTGAAAGCAAGCGTTTGTATATAAACAAGTTTTTCAGAATTAAATTAAGTCGCTCTGATCCATAGCAATACACAACGCAATACACATTCATTTAGTCTGGTAAGGCATGTTGCATTTAGTTACTTTCAGTAATATATTGACCAAAAAAGATCACGGTACAATTTATGGATATTTGGGGCTTTATTAATAACAGTTGGTTTGTAGGCATAGTAGGCGGAATTCTGAGTGGCCTGATAACAACATGGATAGGTCGCAGAGTATTTTCTGGAAAAGATAAAAAAGAATATTCACAAAAAATTGAAGCAACTAATCGAGAAATAGTTTATTCGCTACGCTCAGCAATATCTGATTCAATTCACCATGATAGAAAAGTTATTTTAAGTTTAATGGCAGCAACAGCCAGAAAAAATGGAGTATTACTTAAAGATATTTATTCTATCAAAGAAATAACAGAGGATTTGATTAAGGAAGTAATCGATTCAAGCTTTATCCCATCAGATTATAAGAAAAATTTCTGTGAAACTCTTTCAAGAATTTACCTTGAAACCGAACCAGCACCAGAAGAATTGATTACTGACATTATTGATAGCAAAGAGCACGATTTACGTAACTTAAAGAGAAATGAAAGTATAATTGCGACTACAACAGCTCTTGTGGGTATTATGGTAGCTTTCTTGACATTCTCTATTTCTTTTGTACAAAGCGGTAACAAGGCAATAGAAATCCTTCTTGACAAAATATTCCTTAGCTTCACCCCGGCTATCAATAATTTATTTTTATTAGCTTCCCCGGCCGTAATAGCTTTACTTTCAATGCTGGTCGTGGTGATTACAAAATCAATAGCAAGCAAGAGTAGAAATAGCACCCTGGCTTTAACAGGGGAAAATAAAAGCACAAAAAACAAAAAAACAAAAAATGAAAATGATAAAAAAGAAAGTGCAGAATAATATGTAAATTAATACAGCATGAACTGATACTAATCAGTTAACCTCTTGATTAAAAAGGCGTTACTCGGCATGAGGAAGCGCTTTTTTTATTATTTGCGATACACCGAGTGATACACGGATTCGCGAACGATGATAAACATTGATGAACGAAAGAGAGAGTTCTGCTCTTCTTCTAACAACTTTTACACCGCCCAATAGTTCATTTCTTAATGTAGGATAGGCGCCCCCATATTGAGGGCGAAAGCATACGAATCGATTAATTTACAGTAGTCGGCGTAAAACTTAACTCGCTCTGACATTCAGCTATAAAGACTTTCATATATTCTGACCAGCCATAAAAAATAGCATCCGCAGTACCCGAGTAAGCCGCCAGAAAGGCTTTAAGTACGTTATCGGTGAGTTTTTCTTCCAGGCTCCAGCCCTGAATAAACTGACGGAACAGCGGATACGTTTTTTCATGTTCCTTGTTCTGCCATAGAGCAACGACGACCTCGAACGGTGGGACAACATAAACCACCTCAACGGGTAGTGGATCGTAATTTGTCGGTATCAACACCTTACGGGTAAAAACCTCTCCTTCCGGCCAGAGCCTCGCCTGATTTGTCAAAGCTGATCCTCCACATAGATACCAGCGGAGATAATTGCGCCACCAATTCGGCGTTTGCCGTATAGAAGGCCTACCGGGTAGCCCTGCGAGGCTGTATTAGTGACACCGCCAAAGGCATAGCTGGCTTTATTATCGGAGGACTCTTTACGGGCTAAACCTCCGGGTTGAGGGGACAGCATCTGGATAACACCGCCAGCCATCATAGAGCCACCAGCGACCATCAGGTTAACACCCCATGGCTGATCGAAAACAAAGGTTGCAACAGCTCCCGCGGCGACGAGCACGGCACCCATTATTGTCTGAAGCAAACCGGATTTTTTGCTGCCGGCAATAACCGGGACAATGCGAATAGCCTCACCCGTTACCGGATAACCCAAATCATCGGCGCCAATATTTGTCTTGCCCCTGAAAACAGCAAAGGTCAGCCCCTTATCTTTGCTATCAATCATGAATCGCTCAAAACCCGGAATTGTCGCCGCTAATGCCATGCCTGCTTCCTGAGTCGTTCTGATTACTCGGTGGTGAACACGGCCGAACGTCTTAGCTAATACACCACTAAGTTCAATACGGGTCATCACTTCTTTACTTTGCATTCTGTATTTCTCCTTTAGAGTAAATTGCCGCCAATGCTATTTTTAGGTCGTAATACTTTCTCTTACAGCTACTTCCCGACTCAGGCGGAATATCCTGCAGGCGCTTTGAGACCGTCTGTCGGTGAATCCCGGTGACGTCGGCCAGTTCAGTAATTGTCAGCCGTATTGTTTTCATCATCCCCCCGATGATGATGAACAAAAAACATACAAACCATCATCATTGCCACTTTTTAAGATTCTCATGTATTTAAAATCAATCGGTTAGCGAATGATGATGATGACCTTAGAATTCAAAAACCAGCCGTTTCCCGCGAGCGCGCCGCCCCGTGGAAGGCCACCCCGCCAGGAGGACCCACGAGAAACGGCAGCCGTGGCCGCCTCGGCTCTTATGCCCCACTCGACTTGACCAGCCCGCGGTAATCCAGCGCGGCCACACCTGCATCAATGCGCACCTTCCAGGCGATACCATCAACGGTGAAGCCCTCCTGCTGCTCAAGATATGGCGTATCCATCCCGTCGAGATAAGCCACCTCAATAGTGTCTGTGCCCTGTGCCGCCGCAACATACCATTGCTTGTTGTCTGACTTATCCAGTCGCGGCTCAACCACAACCTGAGCCATATCTTTAACCACGTTAATGATGCCGGGGTTCTGGTTCAGTGTGCCGTCCTGGTCTACAGGGAACAACGAGGAAGATGAGAGCACCGCGCGATTGGCTGCCCCTTCCAGCGCCGCAGGAACGAGAATATAGGCAGGAATGACATTGATCGGATCGCCGTTCGCGTCTTCCTGCAGGCGCATAGCCTTACGGGCTTCATTAAGTCCGTCAGTATCCATCCCTTTAGCGATGAGGTTTTTATGGTCGGCATGGAATAGCGGCTTACCGTCTGTAAACTTGCTGTTCGCCGTCAGGTTCAGATAGACCAGATTCCCTACAGTACGCGCAGCAGCACGGCCCATAGCCTGAGGAACGGTCGTCAATTGGCTCAAATCGTCATTGATGATGGCCTGGCGGGTAATGGAGAAGATATTGCCATACGTCGCAAGAGCGATTGGTACGCCATTGTCACTGGTGGTGACATATTTATACTCGGCCCCCTCTGGCACCTTATCCAGCTCAGAGAAACCATTCAGCCCAACGCGCTTGGCTTCATGGAAGTTGGATAGCGAGCCGGTTTTCGTCCACTGCTGGAAAGTTTCACCGCTTTTTTGCCAGCCTGTAAGTACAGATTTCTCAGCGCCACCAGCAAGGATATGGGAAAAGTCGCTGGTACTGTGCGTAAAGGCCAGATTCACAATTTGCGAGCGGTTGCCAAAGCCGCTGATACTAATGCCACGATCCACCAGCGATGCCTGAGCCATTTCAAACAGGCTCATCATGGCATAAGGGTTCCCGCGTTCGGCGCGTTCGTGACCCAGGCGGGAATAAAGCCCCTGGCGGATAGCATCGCCGGTGATGTTGCCGTTACCAGCGTAAATGTGTGCATCAGTGCTTTTGTTCGATGGGGTGGCAACCTTGCCCAGTGCAGTCAGCAGCATGTCTTTCGCTTTTTCCGGCGTGCAGTCCACATCCTCCAGGCACTGCATCTTCAGTGAGTCATGCTTACCGCCGAACATAGCAAACAGGTCTTTAATCCCGTTGATACGGTTCTGTTCCGGAACCGCGCTGCCGGTGGAGCCTTTCGGGCCGGTGATCATCCCTTTAATTTCTTTTGGCATATGCTCAAAATCCTCAATTCGTTTCGATTCAATACAGGCCATTGCGCTGACCGCCGGTAACACCTCATCGGCGAATCCCTGCGCTACACATTCACGACCATCCATCCAGGTCTCATCCTCCAGCATGGCCGCCAGCACTTCAGCAGACTTGCCAGTTTTGCGGGCGTAAGCCGGGATCAGGACGTTTTCAACTTTATCCAGCAGCTCGGCATAGCCGCGCATATCGTTGGCATTACCACCGGAGATTCCCCACGGCTTGTGGATCATCATGAGTGCGTTTTCCGGCATAACGATGCGGTCACCGGCCATCGCAATGACTGAGGCCATAGAGGCAGCCAGGCCATCGATATGCACTGTAACTTTTGCCAGGTGTTTATTCAGAAGGTTGTAGATAGCGATGCCATCGAACACGTCACCGCCGGGTGAGTGAATGTGAAGGCTGATATGGGAAATATCGCCTAGGGCTTTCAGGTCTTCAGAGAACTGCTGAGCAGTGATACCCCAGCCGCCGATCTCCTCATAAATACTGATATTGGCGCTGGTGGCATCGCTGGCTGCTTTGATGGTGTACCAGGATTTCATACCCAGGCCCCCAGCGTCTGGTGATGCCAGTAGTTAACGCTGCTGCGTACAATCTGACCTTTCGTTGGTACGGGCATATCCGGGTGATTCTTACGGATGAATGCCTGATACTCCTCTATTTTTTTCATAGTTTCAGCATCGATATGAACCGTACCGCCCTTATCGTGCTGCGTATTGCTTCGTTTTGCCATCTTCTTACCCTTATCGTATCTAATGATATATGCGATATCATTGATCGATAAAAGTGGTAAGTAAAATTATTTTTATCAGAAAAACAGGTTAATTAGATTTAGAGTCAAAAAAACCGGGTTTCCCCGGCAATTTGGTTTATGCCCTGCTACTGATCTTTCTTGCCCTTGTAATCCCTGATCTGGAAGAGCCAGTAACTCAGTGTGGATGAGGTATCGCAAATGTAGTCATTAACCCTGCTGCTTGGTTTTGAACCTCGTCTGATTTTATCGAGAGATGACAGATACACATCGTTAATGGCTGGTTCAATGAAGGCTGATTCAAACTCTGACAACTCCCCCCGCGCTTTCTGTTTCTGAATCCTTTTGCGTTCCTCCTGCACATAGTCCTTCAGGTCAGTTATCTGCCCGGTAATTTCGGGATCTGCTTTAAAACGCGGATATTGTTCACCAAGCGCTTTCTCAATCACCTCAAGGCGATTTTTGATTTCATTTAGCCGTTGCATTGTTCCCTCCAGGTATTGCTGGTGTAAAAAAATAAAAATATACGTTTAAGTGTTCACCCGTTCACCTTATCAATTTTAATTATTAAATTCATATGGTTAAGGGGTGAACGCTATGTTTTTATGTGTTCACAAGTGTTCACCTGACCATTCACCTTCCAGAACAAAAAACAATCAAAAGGTGAACAGGTGAATACTTTGGTGAAGACTTAATAAATAAGTGTTCACCCCTTAACACCATGTAATAAATGGATTTTTTAACATGGTGAATACTGGTGAACACTTTATCTATAACTTTACTCTCCCCCTCCACTCTCTGAGGTAGTTGCACATGACGGCATCCACTCTCCGGAATCATCATGCAGGGTGACGTTGGAGCGTATTCCGTGTTTAGTCTTTCGCTTCTGGTACTCCTTGCCGTACTCAGCCATTGCTCCTGGCATATCAGTACCAAACCGCATCAGAGAGACTGGCTTACTCAGACCATTGGCCCGCATGTATGCCAGATAGGCGTGATACAGATATTTGCGCGGGCTGAATGGCACAATCTCCGCATTGCCGATAAACATCCCATCACACACTACCGACGCCATCAGATAACCGCAGAAATCCACCAGCGAATCACCTTCACGCTTGATAGCCAGCGCCTCCTCTGATTTCTGCTGTTCGTGCAGCAGCTGTTTGGCTTCGTCCTGGCTGGAAAAGCGGGTCAGCAGGTGGCGAATGATGACGGCCAGCTCACCTTCTATCTTTTCAGCCAGCATCGTATCGCGCTCGTTTTCCGGAACAACTTCCGTGAAGTTGAATATGACCCGCCGACGCGATATTCCCCCACTACGGTCGCTAAAGGTCATAGCGTTGTTGTTTACGGCAAGTACCACCGCAGGAATACGGGTTGAGTATGGTGCTTTATGTTTCGGGTCGATAGAAACCTTATCACCGCCCGTAATGGCCTTAATCCCGGCGCCGTCGCCAGCATAGCGGGTCATATCCGGCATGATGATCAGTGAGTACCCAACCACCAGCGCTCTGTCTCTGGCATCCTCCAGCGCTTTCATGCTGGCTGATACTGTATTGGCCTTACCCGCCAGCATGGTGCAGATTTCCGCCATCACACTTTTCCCGCTACCGCCTGGCCCCGTAACCTCAAGGAACAACTGCCAGTCGTACCGATTCGCCAGCACCATGAAGAGGGCAGCCAATACACGATCTGTCTTCCGGTCATTGTTGGCCACAGAACGTCGTAACCACTTCCAGAAGTTCGGCGCATGGCTGGCCAGCGTCTCTCCCTCCGCTGGTGGGCTGAAGGGCAGCTCACTAGCGATCAGCAGCCAGTCGGTTTTGCTGTGCTCCCTGAATATTCCCGTTCGGGTATCAAATACGCCATTGCTGAAGCCAATAAGATTGCGTGCCGTGACTCCCATCACCGGCAGGCTAAGTTTCATGGTTTCCACCGCCGATTTGATGGCGTTCTGCGAATAGGCTACCTCAGCATCAATGTAAATCTGCGCCATTGCCCGTTGCAGCTCTTTATCCGGGAGTGGATTCCAGATCACACCGTTATAGTGGTGAACCATGTCCGAATCAGCATGAATAGCCAGGTCACCATCGTAATGGGCCAGCAGCACTTGCCCGCGCTGGCTGGCCCCCATCTGATTAAGAGCCGGGCTAACTTCATCATGCGCTGGTTCTCTTTTCGTCACTGGCAGATTTACTACTGTGCTTTTTCCTTCCCTAATCCGATTAAGATGATCGCGCCAGTCCTCCGGATGAGTATCGGGAATACCCTTATAAAGTTTTGCGTCCTGTACCCCGGCCTGTGCCAGCTTGGCACCAATGGCACTAATCATCGACGTCTCGATATCGCCAGCCAGGTACACCCGCGCAGCTCGGCGGCCATCATCGATAATGCGCAGGTTGTCCAGTTCCTCCAGTTGCCGCGGCCCCAGATAAACAGGAGGCGTGGTGTCTTCCGCAATCTGCTTACCTAATCCCTCTTCCCATTGTTTGGCATGACTCCATGCGTCAGCACCAGCAAAAATAATCGCCTCCGTAAATTTGTCCTTCGGCAGCTGCTTCACGTTCGGTGCGTTTTTCATTTCCCTGCCCTCTTAGCGGCAATCATCGCGCGAATTTTCTTTATCTTTTCTGCTGTATTGTTGGTGTCACACCATTCGGCGATTGTCTGGCGCTTCACTGGCGTGAACTCCCTCATAAAACGAACCGCAGGAAATGCACATTCCCCCGTATACCCGTCGCGAATAAAACAAATGCGGTTTGGAGTTGCAGATAAAACCGTTACACGCTCGCCCCGTTTATCCTGGTAAACATCGCCCGGGAGGATCTCAGGATGAGTAAGGTCCCCGGAGGTAAATCCGGTATTTTTCTTTCTCATAGCTTTAATCCTTTTCTACTGGGGTTACGCGATATCCGGCACGTTCAAGCAATTGATTGAACAGGGTCGGCATTCCGATAATCTCATCCGGCAGCAATGGCAATTCAGATTTCACAAGGCCATTTTCCACATAAAGCATGATGCGGCCGGAAAAGTCCGGGGAGACGTGGAGATCCACATTAAGCACAGGAATCTGACTATGCATGGCGCACCTCTCGATCATCGAGCATCTGAGCCTTGATGCAGTTGACTAGGTCTTCCACCTTGCCCGCCAGTCGTTCAACACGACCTGCCAGCCTATTAAATTTCACATTGCTGATCATTGGCCACCATCCTTGCAAGACTTAGCTTGGTCGAGATCTGAGATATCCAGCTCATTTGCCAGTTCATCAGCAAGGCGGTAAGCAAGGCCAGTTAAACTCATTACATGGAGACGCTCTTCGTCCCCTCTGATCGTTGCCAAATAAGAAGCACATGACAGAAGCGCGGCGATCTCTTGAGCCAATGTCAGAAGATCGCTTTTAGTGCGGTATGTATTAATCATGGCCAACCACCTCTCTGCCTGAGGCGCTATCAAAAGCCCAACCGCGACGGGTGTTGTAGTCAAAGAACGCGACCCGGCATGGTGCTTCTGCCCGGATTTTGGCGGCGAATACCATTTCCCAGCCGGGGAAAGCGGCGCGGGCATTCTCCTCAGTATCAGTATCAAAACGCAGAACTACCGGCGAACACTCTGGATGGCTCTTAGGGGTTGCCAGAAAGAGCCATGTAAATTTTGGGTGAGTTTGGGTATGCTGTATTCCAGCCATAGTCGTTACTCCAGTTAACGGTTGTGGTTAGACGCCCTGTATGTGTTGCGAGCACTGCAGGGCGTTGTTACATAGAAATAAAACATGATAAGGTGTGTACCTATCCGAAGTCATACTATGTAATAGGTACACACATGTCAACTATTGTTCAACGTGATAAACAGCCTAAAGGTTCTGGGAAAGCACCTGCTTTCCAGATTCGTATCAATCCAGAACTGAAAGAGCAAATGGCAAACGCTGCTGCAAAAGAAGGGATGAGTCTAGGTAATTGGATCAAGCAGTTAGTAAGGGCAGAACTGCTTAGACAGGGTATAAATCCTAAAGGTTAATTCTGTTAATTATTATATAGTGGGAGAATTTATGAACAATGGCAACTCAACAGATTATGAAATCATGTCTGACGCAAATATGCCAACAGAACCATCCCCAGGATATATTGAGTCCTTATCAGCTTTTGACAGTGTTCTAAAAGAAAGCATACTTTTGTCTAAGGAATTTTCAGGAATTCCCTCACCTACTAGTAAGCATTTTTATGCAAGCGTGCTTTATACTGCCATGATTGTTAGAGCAGTGAGCCTCATTAATTTAGCTCCTCACAACACTTGGTCATCTAAATCAATAGAACACTGGGATTATGCGACTTGTTGCAATATAGCAAGAACAATATTAGAAATAAGGCTTTGCTTTCATTATTTATGTGTAGAGGACTGCGATTCAAATGAATGGGATTGCAGATGGAATATATTAAACCTTCATGACTGCACAGCAAGAATTAGACTTTTCACAGCTCTAGATAATGAAGAGCAAATAAAGCAATTAACAGAGCAAGCAGAAGAGTTAAAAGAAAGACTAACATCTAATGTTTTTTTTGAATCATTGAAACCTGGTGAGCAAAGAAAATACTTAAATGGACAAACAGCATATATGCAACCTCTAGAGGAAATAGCTGAAAAAATAGATATTGAGCGTCCAACGTTTCGATGGATGTATACATTTTTATCCAGCCATGTTCATGCCTTACCACTCTCATTCTATAGAATTGGTCTGAGTGAGGAAGAGAGAGGGCGTGGCCTCCCTAGTCCTGTAGAAGAGTCATATACGTCAATGTGCTTAAGCCTATCCAGCTCTCTTCTGAAAGGAGCGGGGATCGCATTGACGGAAATATTCAAAGAGATAAAAACGCCTGACATACAATATGCCCCCAGTGAGTCAATTGATGAACTGGACAAACTTTCTAATATAGGCGAAACCATAATTATTGATGAAAATAAATATGTCAAAGTAACTATTTCCATTGAGTCTGAGACGAGATTCTTAACAAGATACTATCATAAGAAAAACAATGAAATTGTCCTTGAATTAATCAATGAAGAAGATAATCAGTTTATCAACTCTCTCGACCCTACTTTTTGGCGGATAGACTTTAATGGAGAACCAGTAACTTACAATCAACTGGGCGATTATTTAAATTCATCTGAACCCTCCGCATATCAAATTGATCACAATAATTATTGCATTAGAATAAAACAAAACTAGCCCCACGAAATGGGGTAATTTAAATATTACCCCACTCCCCCCTAATCCACGCCTGAATTTCAGAAAGCCGATATGCAACAGCTGACGGGCCAATTTTTATGCGCTTTGGAAATTTTCCTTCCTGTTCCATGCGCCAGCGCGTTGAGTTAGACAACGTAGTCATAGCCCGGCATTCAGGTTCGCGAATCATTCGGTCAAGGTCAGGCATGTACTGGAGATCTTCTTTTTTCACTACGGATAACATAGCCATATCAGGCGCTCCTTTTCTTAATCACTTTGACTGTATTTTCTTCACCCACCAGCCCATCAAGGTAATCAACCCATCGGTCCAGCGCTTCTTGTTTTTGGGGGATATACTTGCTGCGGTTATAGATTCCGGCCACGCCCTTTATGGTATGCCCCAGCAGTTGCTCTACGACCATAAAATCAACGCCCATATCGTTAAGACTTGTCGAGAACGTTCGTCTCAAATCATGTAATGACCAGCGTTTTTCATGTTTGAGGGAAGTGAAGTTTGAACATCCCATCGCACTCACTGTTGAGTTAGATTTAAGTTCACCCATTATATATTGACGCCGTTTAGTCTCTTCACGAAGATTTACAAGCCACTGGCGCATCTTTTGAGGAACAGGACGGATAATCTCTTCGCCGTTTTTACTATGCTCTTTCGGCACCGTCCAAAGCCATTTATCGAAGTCCCATTCATCCCATGTGGATAAACGAGCCTCACTGAGTCGGCATCCAAACACAAGGCACAAAATCGCCATCCGTCTTTTGTAATTCATTACGCGGGTTTTGCCCTTGCTATGAAAGTAAACGCCCCACAGGTCAGCAACATAGCTTTCCTCAAGCAACCGCTCCCTCTTGTTCTGATACTTACCAATATCTGTAGGGCTCAAGTCATCCAGCACATTACATCGCACATACTGGCGCACCCGGCAGTATTTGAAGATCTGCTTTAACTCAATCAGCATCGCGGCAGACTGAACCGGTGCTATTTTCTTCACGCGATCAAAGCATTTTATCCAGTCTGACAGGCTGCATTTCTCGACTGGAAAATCCCCAATGTAGGGAAAGATGTATCTCTCATAACGACGATAGATACGCACCGTCTCCTTACGTTTTTCCCTGGCATAATTATCAAACCAGTAATCGACAGCGTTCTTAACCGTCACAGGAGTGAACAGAAGCTCTTTGGTGAGTTTATTCTCTATCCGTGGATCAAGTCCCTGTGATAGCCATGCCCGGCACTCATCCCTTTTCTCCCTGGCCTGTTTAAGTGTCATATCTGGATACTTGCCTAACGTCATCCAGACAGGAGCACTTTGTCGGCCAGAATGTCTAAAGAAATAAACAAAGCTTACAGTGCCAGTCTTGCTCACTCTGGCAGACAGTCCCCGACCATCGGCCAACATCTTTTGACGCGGCTGCGTTTTACCATGTAAGGCTTTTAGCGCCTTGTCGCTTAACTTGTTCTCGCCAGCCATAAAACCTCATTCTGCAATACACATTGCAATACACACTTAGCTGCAACGCCGAAAAACAGTAGAAAAGCAATGCAAAAAACATTTCTTTCTTCTTCATAATTAACAATGAGTTAATGAATGAATCCGGTTCTTCATGCGTACCCATGAGGTAGTGTGATGGATAATGGATCATCATCATGGTGTTTTCCGGCATGATGACCGGATTTCCCACCATTGCGATGACAGAAGCCATGGAGGCAGCCAGGCCATCAATGTGAACGGTGATCGCGGAGCCGTGATGTTTCAGAGCATTAAAAATGGCGATGCCATCAAAGACATCGCCACCAGGCGAATTAATGTGAAGGTTAATGTGGCTGACATCACCCAGCGCTTTAAGATCGTTAACAAACTGTTTGGCCGTTACTCCCCAATAACCAATTTCATCATAGATATAGATATCCGCTTCATTGTTGGCGCTGGCCTTCATGCGGAACCATGAATTACTTTTTACGCTGGCTTTCGGACGTTGATACGTCCGTATCTTTGGCATCGGCACTGGTGCCTCCTCTGTCATTGGCAGGATCAGTATCAAATACCAGCCCCTGCTCACGGTTTTCGTCTATTTCGGCCTTGCGGCGCGCTTTAACATCATCCGGATGTCGCCCACTGGCGCGAACCCAGTCTGACTCCGTCGCCGCGCCACCACGGATTTGAGCCTTCCAGGCATTAGCCTCCTTGACGGGATCAATCCATGGCATCACGGGACCGGAATACACTGCGGTGTATAAAGACTCGATATCCAGCCCGCGTGGTAAAGTAATTTGGCCGCTGGCGACAGCCATCTTCAGCCAGGCGCGATACATCGGACGCGTCACGGCCCCAATAAACCAGTCCTGAAGAATGAGATAACCGTCTGTCGATTCCACCAGCTCCTGCCGCTGAGCACTGTAAGTGCCGTTGTAGTTTCTGGCGGTACTGGAAAAACTCAGGCGGCTGCCGGCGGAAACGGCACGCAGCTGGCCGTTGCGGAAGGTTTCAAGATTGGGATTCGGGCGATCGGATTTCACCATGCCGATATCCTCGCCAGGCAGCAGGTCGTCGTAGATAATGCCGGGCTGAATATTCAGCTCACGATCATCATCCTTACCGGCGTTTTCATCCCAGCTTTGCCCATCCCCTTTTTTGATATACATCCCGAGGGCGGCGGCGATGCGGGCTGCTGTCAGCTCGGCATCTTCATACTCTTTCAGCGCACTGAGACGCATCAGCACCCCGGATAACAGGGAGGTACCGCGCGTCTGATGCAGCCGCCGGACAAACTTCAGGTGCAGCATATTTTCTGCATCAATCCGTTTGGTATCCATCTGACGACCAGAGACCGGCTGGCTTTTATAGACCAGATAGCCCTTCGGCCTGCCCCAGTTATCGGTATATACCCCCTGATTTAGCTTGTCCGATTCGCTGCTGGTCTGGGGAACAAAATCAGCTTCCAGCGCTTCCAGCCAGAACGGCACCCCGGCGGTAGGCGTCAGGCCATTGCCTGTGCCGCTGACTATCTGTGCAAAAACCTCCCCGTCGCGCAACCAGCTGCGTAACATCAGGCGCTCCAGCATGGGGCGGGTAAACTGATGGGTCACTTCTGGTCGAATAGACCATTCACCCCATTTCTGACGGATATCCGCCGCCAGCTTTTTAGCGATCTTGCCGTTCTTGAGCTTCGGATGCGGCTCCACAATAATCCCGCTTTTACCTACCACCCGCTCTTCAAGCTTATCGAAAATGCCAATCACTAAATCGTGGTTATTATCCAGCCACCGCGCCTGCTCCCGCAGCGAGGCAGCCCCCATCTGGCTGAGTTGATCAGCCGAACGATTTTCCCGACGGGCTTTGTGGGTGCGCGTGGGCTTAACGGCCTCATATGCCTGTATCATGGCTCGTGAGCGTAGCCTTGCGGCCTTCCAGCCAGGGGAAATGACACCAATCGCATCATCAAGTAGAGACATTACAACCTCGCCAGTTTGTAGCCAGGCCGTCCCCGGCGCTTATTATTCCGGGAAGAAAGGCGCCGCTCCCATTCCTGTCGTCCTTTGCGGATTTCCGACAGGTTTTCCATGGTCATTTCCTGACCGTTAAATTTAATGGATTTGCCATCCAGTACCGCCATTTCCGCTTCGGCATAGCGCTGGATCATGGCCTCAATATCACTTTTATTCACAACCAGCCTCCTGAGGTGGCCCATGGGTTAGCGTCATCTGTTACGGTTTTTTTGCGTTTGCGCTTTTTGGTCTGGACAGGCGCTGGCGCCGGGGGTGCTTCTTCGCCAGTGTCCTGCGGCACGTTCTCCATCCACGTTTCCCTCCTCGCCCATTCAGGCGCATCAGGCCATTTAATTTTTTCGTATCCGCGAAGGATAACCAGCGCATCAGCGTAAACCAGCAGGTCAAAAGCTTCGTTGGCGCCGCGCCCTGGTTTACTCCATTTGCCATCAGAATCACGCTCCTCATAAGTCAGTTCGTCGTAAAACCAGCTTCCCAGCCACTTTGGGAAATGGATGTAGTTCGGTCCGGGGGTATCGCGCCACAAGGCGTTGTTTACCCGGTCTTTGAGGTCATTGGTTTGCAGCAGATAAAGAGGAACATCCCCGGCGGCTTTCGCCCGGCGCGCTGAACGGCCAGTGTTATCTGGCAGGGATTGGGTGATCAGCTTTTCGCGTCGATGACCGTCACCTTTAAACAGGTAAACATTCCGGCCAATTCCCTCCCGACGGCATTTACGCCAGAATCGATAGGCATTATCGGTGACACCATCTTCACCGCCGGAATCGACTGCCATTGCCATCAGGCGCATACACCGGCGGGGATCGGATGCCATTCGCCACGTCTTGTAAAAGACATCAGTCAGCAGCAGATCCCAGTCCTCCGGGTAACTGGCTGGGTCGATAGGCAGGCTTTCACCGTTCGCGTCGCACCGGAGTGACTGGCGAATGTTGTAACGGTCCACCAGCCACCGTTCGCCCATGCTTCCGTAGCCAGTAACCTGAACGACAAAGCGGCGATTACGTCCCCCCTGCACGTCGACAGTCGCCACCAGGAAACAAACACCATCAGGCACACAACGTTTCGGGACATCTTCGGCCCGCTGTTCGAGCAATTCGCTTTTACGCTGTTCGGTACTGGCGCGCGGAAGATAAGGGCGACCAAAGTCAGTGTTAACGACCGTTTTTAGTGTCTCTTCGCTTTGGGTTTTTTCGTATTCCTGCTCAGCCGCCAGATATTTATAAATTAGCTGTGACCAGGTCTGGTAAGCAGCTGCTGGCCCTTCCATCCAGAAAGAAGCAATGCGTGACCGCCGGCCCGCCCCTGTAATGTTTCCTTCCCGATCAATTGACTGCCCGTCACGTAACCAGACGCTTTTCATGTTCAGCTCGCGCTTCATCGCAGGAAGTACTTTTCCTTTGCAGGCCGGGCATTGCAGATAGGCCGCTTCGCTGGCCGTGACCAGGTCCGTCGTGTCACGGTAGCCCGTCATGTTGGCAACTTCAGGCTGAAAATATTCCTCACAATGTGGGCAAGGCCAGTAAAGCCGCCGGCGGTCGCCGCGGTTATACAGCGACAACACGCCCGTCGTGGGAGGTGCTTCATGGGGTGAACTCTGCCGCCATTTCGTATCGAGAATGTCGCGGCCCGGTGAGCTTTCGACCAGGGTCATACCCGAAGACATAAACGTAGTAGTACGTTTGGAGGCAAGCGAGAATCCGTCCCCCTCCCCGTCGATGTCTTCCGGGAAGCGGTCGTAGTCTGTTAGCGCAACAAATTTATAGTCCGACGAGGACATAATATTGACTGAGGGCCAGCCAAGTTTCAGATAGTTACCAGCGCGGAAAGTACGATCGTGAACGTTGTTATCGTTACGACGCGGACTCAATCTGGTTTTTACTTCAGGGCTGCATCTGAATGTCCGGTCAAGACGTTTTTTCGAGTGTTCACGCGCTTTTTCTTCTGATACCTGAATAACCAGCATATCCGCCGGATCACAAACAATGCTGTATACGATCCATCCGTCAATCAGGCCAATCGTCTTACCCGTTCGCGCGGGACCAACGAATACCACAGCATCGTACTCACGCGATGCCAGGCAGTTCATCGGCTCTATCACATATGGGGCCAGATTAGGATCCCATGGGACCGAGTTACCGGCGCCCATCGGCACACGCATATACTCGGCTACCGCGTCGGCAACCAGCATGCGGCGTGGCGCGCGTAAAATTCCGGAGACATCCCGTCGGATCCCCCTGGCGGATGCCCGCTTTGCCATCAGTCCTCCTCTGGCTCATCCTCCTCTGCTTCGGCTTCCATGACCTTTTGGGCCATCTGGTCGCGCAAATCGTCAATCACACTCTGCACCCGGGCAACCGCTGCAGGGGAAAGCGCGCAATCTCGCTCGAGTACATCGGGAAGCGTTTCGAGCACCATCACAACGGCTTTAGCCATGACTGAAAACTCTCTGGCCACTTCATCTGCCGGGATAAGCTGCCCCGTATCCTGCTCAAACTTGATCCGCTCGTTCTCCGCCTTCCAGTGCGCCAGCCTGTCCGCCGGTGGCATATCCTCCAGACTGGTTGCAACCGTGGGGATCATTAATTCCGCCAGAACGTCAGTCACTAAAAACAGTTTTAGTTTGCTGTTGCTGCCTGGTGCTGGTTCGACATTTTTCAGCCTGGCGGCCACCGTCTGGCGGTGGACATTGGTTATGCCCGCCAGCTGATTAATATTCAGCTTCAGAGAAGCGATTTCCTGATCCATGATGGTGAACACTTTTTAACCGTTTCGACATCATTGCAAAACAGGCATCAATAAAATCAAAAACCTGCGCAAATGATGATGATGACCATGGATCCAGAAAACTAGCCGATTCCCGCGAGCGCGCCGCCCCGTGGAAGGCCACCCCGCCGGGAGGACCCATGCAATAATGATTGTCATTTGCAATAGCTGACCAATCATCGAGGCCGCTCACTGAACGACCTCTGTGAATGTTCAGCCTTCGGACGCGCCACCGTCGGCCTGCAGCACATCCTCGGGGATGCGCGCCGCAAGGGGTTCATTCTCGAAGACCTTCAGCCCATTGAAGCCGAGGAACGTTGAGGACTGGCTGATATGGCCTGCAATGAAGTCGCCAACATCGACCAGTAACCCGGTCACGACCGCCTCAGTGTTCTGGCGCCAGTAGCTCTCCAGAGCAACCAGCAGCGGATCAGAGCCATTGGAGACCATCTGCTCGCCAACGGAATAAGCCTTCTTACCAGCCTTATCAGTGATGCACTGCAGCTTGTTGCTCTGCATGGCCACCATGTCGGAATTGTTCACCTGAACTGTCAATGTCGCGACTTTTTCGCCTTCGTCATTCGTGCTGGAAGCATAGAAAAGCGAAAGGGTCAGATCATTACGATTAAACATTACTGGCTCCGGTTGCGGTTACGGTTGCGATGACGGGGACGGCGCGCCGGTCGTGGCGAAGTATCACCCGGCGGCAAGAGCTCACCTTCTTTTGCAGGCTGCACTTCTTCTACAGCTGCTGGTGGCTGTTCTGGCTCTGCCGGTTGTGGTTGCGCTGGTGCTGCCGGTACGAATGGTGCACCACCAGCTTCAATCTCAATCTTGAGGTGCGGGAAAATCTTAGCGGTATGGTCAAAATGGATAGCGGAGACAGGCAGATGCACGTAAGACACACCGTCACGCTCCAGCGCCACCAGCGCGCCATTAACGTATTCAATCTTGATATTTTGCATCGTGTACCTTTACGAATAAAAAAGCCCCGCATATGCGAGGCTAAGATTTAATAAGAAGAATGATGTAACCTAGTTATTCCTCTTCGTCACCCTCAAGGGCTTCCTGGATTGCGTCTGCTAAATTACTAATTTCAGCTGCGACATTTTTCAAATCTGCCTGTGCTTTAATACCAGAGTAGGATGTAGGCGCGCTGACAGAAGCTTTAGCAATTTCCAAAGCAGCTTCCACAGCAAGCAAGCGACGCTCTTGTTCCGATGTATATTGTGAAAAATAATCTTTAAGCATACTTTCTCCATTCGCTTAACTTACCAAGTTGGTAAGTGACAGATTATAAATGGGGATACTCTTAAAAAACACAAGCTCACATTAAAAACACAAGCTCACGTTATCGAGGCCACTCTGATAAATGGCCTCTGTAATACTCATTCAAGCCAATACGGCACCTTCCACCTTCTCCACCTTATCGCATGCCAGCAACACGCATAAGCAAACGAATAGAGAGCACCGCGCGAAGCACACTGCGGTGAACACCAATATCCATCTGCGTCGTTACGCGGCTATGTGCATAACAAAGCCGATTGTGGTTACGAATTTTCGATTTCAGATATCACTTCTTTGGCGGGTTTTATAAAAAATCTGTCCATCGAGGCTAAATTGACTGCCATTCGAAGCTTTTTGATATCACCATTGTTTTCAAGAATGAATTTTTTTACATCTTTCGCCCAGGTGATCTCGTCATCATTTTCGATAAAGAAAAATGCAGATTCTCCATGTTCTAACCTTTTTGGAAGACTATGGCTGCCAGGTGCGAAATCATGCATAAAACTGAGGTCACCTGAGAAATGCCAAACCATTGAAGAAATGTTAACTGGCATTTGACCTATATTAGCAACTGAGATACCTATCCCTTTTTGCCAAGATCCTATTTTCCTTGCTGAAAGAGTGATCTCTCCTTTGATGTATGGTTTTGGTCTCATTTTTGCTATGTACAATGACACAATCACTGCGGCTGCGGTAGCGAATCCAGCCAACCATGTTCCTATCATTGACCAATAGGCCCAGTTTGCTGAATCTTGCGCAGCTCGCAAAGCGGCAATCGCCATCACTTTATCATCCATAACAACCTCGTTTAATGTCTTTTGGATGATTATAAGAGATTGCATTATCACAGGCACTCATGGAATACCTGTTGTAATGCTCATTGCTTCGTCACTTTGTCGTAGGTTCGCTCGCAACTGCTACCGGCGACATAAGCGCGGTCAGCCTCTTCTGCATAGATTCCCGCTCTGCGGTCAGATTCTCCAAGCATGATGGCAAGCACTCGGGCGGTCTCGGCTGTTGCCGCGCCTGCTGCTGCAACAGCGGAAAGGCGGCCTGTTTCACTGTCGCCGAGCTGCCGCTGCAATTGTCGTAACTGTTGCTGCAGCCCACGGCGAGCATGTTCAGCACCAGCAGCATCGGCCCGAACCTTTGCCAGTTCTTCCTCTGCATGTTTCTGTTCCTCATTGGCAATCTGCTGACGGCGCTGTTCTTCGGCCCGTTCTGCAACTTCGCGATGAAGCGTTGCGGTGGAATCAGCGATATCACGCTGCAGCCATTTACGTTGCCAAGTTTTATCAGCATCGTCATAACCACTACGGTATAGGGCGTACAAGCAGTAAAACGAAAAAGCCACCAGCAACACAGACAGGAATGGCTTCAGGTATTTACGCAGCATATAAAGCATTCACCACCACCTGACAGCACTAACAAGCAGGGAAACGCCATACAGAACCAGACATACCGCCGCAGCCTTTATAACCCATGCTGTAGCAATACCTATTTCCTTTGTAACCGGAGCTTCAAGTTCAAGGCCGTTTTTCATTGTCAACCTCAGCAGTATTCTTTTATACTTCCCCACAGGTTCTCCCTTGCCATCCCAAGGCGTAGAAACAGAAAACCCCGACTGTTTGCCGCAATCGGGGTTTTTGCTTTTCTCCGACCATATTCCTTTCCAGGTAGTCAACTTTGCAAAACAGATGTTTTAATCCCGCACTGCAGAGTGAGTATGCGAAAAGTCACTTGTCGAATTTTGCTTTATAGCTTTTTTTTCAGGTCAATCCCCCAGCACGCCAGCGCGCTTTCCTGGTCCCTGCGGGATACTTGCCCATAGCAATTATTGGAGCGTATGCGGCAATCCTTTCCACCGTCTTTAATCCACCAGCGAATCGCTTCGCACGCACCTTTACGGTCTCCGGCGTTAATCCGCTGATAGAACGTTGACGGGAAACATTTACCAGGGCCGATGTTATACGGACAGAATGAGGCAATGCCGACTTTCTGCGGCGGGGTCAGTGGTACATGGATATTACGCTCCACCCATACCAGCGCCTTGTCGCGCTCGATGGCGTTAATCTTTTTACACTGCGCCTCGGTTGCGGTCTGGCCTTTCACAACACGCTTACCACCAATGACCGTCACACCGTGGCATAACGACCAGACGCCGCCCGGATCGGCAACAGCTACCAGCGCGTTGCCTTCCTTCTCACTGATGAACTGATCAAAGAGTTGCGGAGCAGTAGCACCAGCAGCAATCAGCCCCAGCATAGCGGCACTAAGTTTCGCTTTATTTCCCATCAACACTCCGTGCCGCCTTGCGCCGGTCATCTTTAATTTTGAAGTACAGATTTGTCAGGTACGTAAGCAAGCCGAAAAGTAGGCTGCCAAGTACGCCAATGGCTGCCCATTGTGATGGACTGACCCTATCCAGCATCTGAAGCATCCAGAACCCGGCGTTTCCAGCTGATGTGCCATAGGCAATGCCAGTTGTTAGTTTGTCCATGCGATACATACTCTCACCTCGCTGTGTGCGGGTGCTGTGCGTGTGTTTGAAAGGGTCAGGCTCATCGGGCTGATTTATACAACGAGCCGTATCGATGATGATTTCCGTGAGCCTGAAACAGAAAGGCCCACGCGTTAACGTGGGCCAAAATAAGAGGGGTTGTGGTGCCGGGTGCCTCCCGGTAAGTCGTTGGTCAGCCACCATGACTTGCGGTACGAGTGAATCTTGAGGATTCGACTACAATGCTGTTTCCGCCCCTCCGCATAGGGGGATTCACCACCCGGACAAATTAACCAGTTTCGTTTTGATTCGTCAATGAAATGTGGTGCCAGATCGATGCGTCCCCTCAGGTGGTCACCCACCAGCAAGCTGGTTAATGAATATTGAATTCAAATAAAACACACCAATACACACAAAACCCTTGATGCGTGTGTATTGGTGTGTATAATAAGAATCAGGCCAGGAGGGAATATGAAATCGACTGACCTGATAAAGGAATTGATAGCCGCCGGATGTGAACTCAAAAGGCAAGGAAAAGGCAGTCACCAGATATGGTGGTCGCCGATAACGGGAAAAACATTCCCGGTACCACACCCTAAGGGCAACCTACCGATCGGCACCATCAAATCCATCAAGAAAACGGCGGGGATCTAATCCCCGCCACCTTTGGAGGTTACTATGTTCTTTTCAGTGGGCGTCGAGACGCCAAAAGATGAAAACACCGCCTACGGTATGATTGTTCCTGCGTTTTCAGCTTATGAGATGGGTTGCTTCTCCGCCGCTGATACGCAGGACCAGATCGCGCCCATGGTCAAAGAAGCCATTCTCTTAAGCGTTGAGTGCCTGATCGAGGATGCCGGGCGCAGTGTCGATGAAATCAAAGACGCTGGTTACATGGTCTATGCAGCTAACCCGGAATATAAGGACTTTGACAGCTGGTTCATGGTTGAAGTCGATTTGTCTGAGTTCGAAGGTAAACCACAACGTATCAACATTTCACTGCCTGATACGCTGATTAAACGCATCGACAACGCCGTAAAGGGCAACGCCAGCTATCGTGACAGAAGCCATTTCCTGGCTGAAGCTGCCCGACACGAACTGAAGCAGTGAGACCATCATATAACTCTCCGACGCTATGACAGGGGTACTGATGCAATGCATCTCGCGAATACCCCTGTCGTATCGCCGGAAAGCAAAAACCCCGCGCTGGCGGGGTTCTCGTTATAGTCAAATTGTCGCTTTTGTCGCTGCCGAGTGGCGCAGCTCTGCCAAGCATGAATGGATTATCTAATTTTCTGGCCCGTTTTCAACATTGAGATGAATTTATAGCACTTTTTGCTAATTTCCATGAATTTCACGCCAGACCGAAAGAAAGACTTTTGCCCTGAATATTTCCAGGCACCAGCGCATTCGCTTTCTGGCTTCGCTGTCCGTCAGCCACGGTGCCACCAGCTGTAGCTCACGGGTAATATCAGAGATTTTTTTACGTGTGGTGTAATAGTTAACTCCCACCAAATAAACCGGATCATCAGTCTCAAATGCAGACAGCACACACTCTTCCATAAATGTTACGTCATCCTCACGCATAGCTGAGTCTATCGCGCTGGTGGTAGGCTGAGGCCATAAAATAGCATGCGCCCGGTTTAATGCCTGCTGCCCCCGGAAACCTTCACTCCTGGCTTGCTCAATCGCCGCGGTAAAACGCTCCATTGCTTTATCCGACCATCGCTCTGCCCTGAGGCCGCGCCAGCATGAATGACCTGTCGGTTTACGTGGTAAAGGACTTCCCCGCATGCCCTCCCCCCAGACTGTAAGCAGTGATTTAATCCACGGCGACTGAATACCACTCAAAGGGGTGAACCGGCCTAACCAGCTTTTGCGCGGGGCTGCGGCTACGGTTTGTAATCCTGCGTTGTACTGTCGGCGTTGACGCGGTGTCATCATGTTCTTCTCCTTACGCCAGAACGCCGAGCGCATAGGCCCGGTCCAGCAACTTAATAATCAATTCAGGCTGAGTGCCGTACTCACGCTCGAAAGCAACTGGATCGTGATGAAGCGTCCGGTGATGCTTGCGGCAAAGAGGGATCGTAAAAATATCGTGTGCCTTGGTACCAACACCGCCCTGCCCCCATCCGATAAGATGATGCGCATCGTCTGCCGACTGACCGCAGCACATACATGGCTGAGTTTTTACCCAGGAAATAAAACCATCTGACACCCAGCGGATCCGCTTAGGTCTGGTGAATAAAGTGGCTGGTGCAACGGGATCAACAACCACTGGCACCTCTGGTTTTACCGGGGCTGGTGGTTCAGGATGCCTGGCAACCTTAGCGACAAGCGGGGAAAGAATGCTGGTGGCCGGCACCGATGGGACGATTTCGCTTTCTTTGTAGACTGACTGGAAAACCTCTTCTTTAAGCCGGAGGGAACGGCGCGCCATCTCTTCTGTGATTTCGTCCCCTATCCCAACGCTGACAGCCCACCAGCACAATTCAGCAAGTGACAGGGAGCGTTCAGGGTCAAATCCCAGTGCGATACGGGCAGCATCGATTATCAGATCTGCGTTATTGATACCTACCAGCCTATCAAGGGTTTGATCGGTCTGGTACTTCAGCTCGTTATCACAATGCCAGCATGCGACGATTGCCCCGGTTGAATGCCGGAACGTTACCAGCTCTGAATGGTGATAATCAGAATGTGGCCACTGGCAATGCTTAACCCTCTTAAGCAACCAGGATTCGAGACTATTCACACCACCAGCAGCCCTCACTACCCGCTCTCTCATAAAGAATGGGCGAATATCGGGATCATCTCGTAAAGGTTGCCCGGCGTCAGGAATGCGCCCGCTTGGTAGAGCCTTCATTTTTTCTGGCAGAGTCTCCACCAGCACGCGCCCACCGCTGAATAAAGACATCAACTCTTTACCGGGTTTAAGCAACACAATTCCCAGGTGCCGGGCAACATCAACATTTAGTAATGCGCGCATCACTCCCCCCACATTTTTTGTGTGTAGGTTCTGTTAACGCGCGGTGGCTTGCTGGATTCCGGCAACAGCACACGGACTTCCCATGAGATAAAGTCGCTCGACAGGCTTTTCTCAACCGGACAATTCTTTTTCCGGTAGCGTTCCGCCAGTTCCAGAGCCTGAGACTCTGAAAGTTGTTCATGGAGAAACCAGCTTTTCTTCATGGGCGGGCCTCGTACACTCGCAGGAACTCCAGCGCCCGATCACGCGCCCCAGGTTCGTCAGCGATCATTTCCTGCAGCAGCTGCACGGCAAGTAATGGTTCCTTTCTTCCGACGACAGAAATCCCACGGGAAACACCGCGAGATTGTTTTATGAAGTTTTTTTTATGTAACGCACGAAGGTGCAAAGCGACAGCATTCGGTGAGCTAACGCCAAGAAGCCCGGCCAGTTCCTGAACGGTCGGCGGGTAGCCATGCTGATTGATATATGCCACCAGCAGATCAAAAACTTCCTGCTGTCGTGGTGTCAGGTTGTGGAATGAAGAAAGACCGGCACCATCAACATGATCGCCAGCCTGTTCCGCATCAGATATTAATTTTGTTTGCGCCATGGTTTCTCTCCGTGACGCAGCAGGTATAGGTTGTTCAGGCCTATGACGGGAGTGTAACAGAGCCCGGTGGAATCTGGTAACCCCCTCCGGCCTTTGCTCTTTCAATCATCTGCGAAAACAGCGAGAGAGTCCCCACGATCTCATCGGGCTGCAGAGGCATAAACGAAACAGTATCACCGCGACGGTACATTAAAGCGCGCTCACATACGGGAAAAGAGGTGAGACGGGCAACAATTACCCCGTCATCGCATCTGATTACTACATAGCCGGTGTTCGGCATTTGTTGTTTTTTAGCCACAGCAAAATCCTCAAAATAAACCAGGTCAGCCACTGGACCTCTACTCAATAGAACCAGTCGTCAGCACTTTCCCAGGTATCCTGAAGGATTTGCTCCACCCGCTTTTTGTCCCCATCCATCCCACCAAACACACTCAGACCATCAGCACCGGTTCGGCGAATGATCAAACTGCAGTTGTTAAAGTTTTGGTCAAGCCTCCGCAGCAGCTCCTTCTCTAATGCCGGGACAGCGCCCTCTGGTAGCTTTTTGCGACGATCAATTGTGATTTCCACTTTCATGATTATCTCCTTACGCAAATACTGTATAAATAAACAGTATACCTGAAGAGATAAATGGTCAAGACCATAACGACACTTTTTGGAGCACGCATGGCTTTGTTTCAATTCACTTTTCGATGGATATCTGCAAGCCATCCACAGCTCGTAGTGACTAAACCTCAGCGAAAGAGTTTGTTGATAATGTGCTTGCAGGGTCGACCGAAAAGGGTAATTGCTATAGAATTCATCTCTTATATTTTCAAGTTCAATATTCGCGTAATACCCGTATCGGAATGTCGGTTATCTAACATCCATGAGAGAAATTATTATGAAACACTTTTTTTTAACTGCTATGTTAATGACTCCGTTATTCGCTCAAGCAAACGAATGGAATGTTACTTGCGCAGGAGTAAACTTAACAATTTACCAGGGCACTCAGGGTGAATATGTAGCCAAAGGTAATGATATATACCCTGTAGTGGGAGGTACCACCTTAAAAGGCGTTTCATATTCCATTTACGCTAAATACCTGTTTGGCATTAAAGGATATCCCGACAATGTGGTTCCCGTTGATGCCAATCAAAGCCTGAATCTTACAACAGTAGGTGTTGATGACAGAACCGTTTTTCGGTTACTTGACAGTCGCGGAAATCACGAATGCTCAGTAAAATCCTTCAAGGCTGGTGAGTAATGAAGTAAATTAACCTTTAACTTTATGCTCAATTTGTTTCTTTGCTCCTTGAAGGGAGTGAAATAATACAACCAGTAAAGTAATTATAAAAAAAATAGTTTTTCTCGCTCTGCTCACGTAAGCGTAAACTCATTCGCTCAAGAAGAATTTTTTCTATAATTGCGATGATGGTTCTGAAGTCCATCAGTACCTAGATAGAAATGAAAAGGCTGTAATGGTGTTTTGACCTGCTCCCCGTTGATTAATGCAGCTGATGTGCTTATTTTTTGCTTTGAAGATTATAGTCTCAGTTTAAAACAGTTAACAGAAAGTAAGTTTCATTTTTATTTGTTGGTGAAACAAACACATTACACAACCAATTGTGAAGATGTTAGTCGGTAGATTGCACATAACCGAATAAAAAGATTACCCTATGATTTTTAATGTGCTATACAACACAGACTACCGCGCTGTATAGCTCTGCCATCAGTAATTAAATATAATCATCATCACCCAACCATACATCATGCAACCAATGTATACTTCGATATCTTCGTGGGCCTGGATAGTCGTAGCTAATTATACTATTGTTATCTATCCACGCATCAAGGATTTCGTTCGCAAGGTTTGAAAACCTAGGAGGTAAAATTAAAGAAATAGTCGAGAGGATATCAACTCGTGTTTTTGGATTCCCTCCCAGAATCCACCTATATGCATTATCACTTGTCGCCAAGAAAAATCTATCGACTTCTGAAAGAGAATTATCCAAGATTTTTTGACCTAGTGTTGTAGGTATATAAATATCATCTCTATTAATCGTTACAAGATCGATACAATCATTCTTAACCACGTCGCCATAAGAGGCAGAACCAAGGGGGATTCGACGTACCGATATCTGCTCCAAAAAATAAACTCCACCGAGTAAATTAATAATAGGTATTTCTTCTAATGACGGTTGAAACTCATCTGACACAGTATCTACATGAATCTTCACTTCTGTTCCTTCTATCCTCTGCATTATAAATTAACTATGCGAACAAAAAATCATAAACGATTTACATGGCTATGTATACACAAGTGGACCTCGCTAATTCCTTGATTAATTTAACTATTGCCGTAGCCCATAAAGAAGCCATTCAAAAGGAGCAATCACTTTGCTAAATTTTTAATCAGACACAACGACAAACAGAAGACTTCCTGTTCTTGCGCACGCCGACGTATTCCAGTGAAGAGTCCATTATTACACCTCCTGCGTGGTTATTATCCTGTACTGCTTCAATTCACATAATGCGCTTAGTATCTGGCCAGACTCTTCAGCTTCCTGTTCCGAGCCTAATTCATGCATAACTTCTGAATGTGCATGGACCTTTTCGATAAGAGCATATAACTCTTCATCAGTAAGAAACTTTGACAT